ATAGTTAAACTAATTAAAAATGAGTTGTCAGTGTTGCACAAAATGATAAAAAATGATACCTCATTCCAAATGCATACAAATGCTTGCAAATTTAAAATTTCAGCATTAACAAAAGTTATCAAACAAATATGAGAATTATAACAGCTACGTGGTTTGTCGGAGCGGAGCGGAGATCATAACCAACGTGTACGGTTATGACTTCACAAACTTAAATAGAAAGTTAAAAAATGATTGATACAGATTTGAATAGTAAAATTTTAGAAGCTAAGATTCAGCTTACACTTATTCAAAGATCAGTATTAATCGCTAATAAGATCAACTATCCTGAAGGAGAAGAACTTTTGGAGCTTCTTAATAAATATAGGAGGCGTTTTGAAAGGAAAGTTAGCATACTTAAAGGAGAAATAAGTTGCTCAAATTGTGTATTCTTAATGCATAAAAGTAAAAATCATACTATTTGTATCGAGTATTGTGAAGATTATTCTCATTGGTCTTTATGTAATAAAAAAAATATATAATTTGGAATTTAGAATGGCATATAATATATTATGTTTATGGTTTTAACAAACGGCAAAAATTTGTTTTCTCTTGAAACAATGGGGACTGAGTCACTTAGCACAGTAATTATAGATATGATAATGTTAAGGGGAACTGAGGCTGACACCGAAAACTTTACAAAAATATCGGCATCGTCAAAATTTTTAAGGGCAAATACGGCAACCAAAATTAAAACGTTGGAAAAGTATTTCGATATAGACACCTTGTTTGGGGAGTATAAGCCTGATGAATTGCCAACGGCTAATATATCGTCATATAGTAATATTGATTATGCCTATTTCAATAATCTTATAAAACAAAAACTCTAATAATAGAATAACAACATCTTGGAGTTATATTAACAAAGAAATAAGATGTTTAGATCAATAATCTTTTAGAAAGCGTGAAATTATGGCAACACTTAACTATGGCAAGAAAATGAAGCTTATGATTGCTGCATTAGAGAGAAACGCTTGCAATGTATCCCATGCTTGTAAAGCTATCGGGATTTGTAGACAAACTCATTATGACTGGTTGGACAAATCCGACAAGTATAAAAAGGAGTTTGAAGAGGTTCAAGAATCTTTGATTGATTTTGGAGAGTCTGCTTTAATGACAAATATTAAGAAGGGAAATGTTACAGCTCAGATTTTTTTCTTAAAAACTAAAGGTCGAAGTCGTGGGTATATTGAAAAGAGCGTACATATGAATATGGTGCAAAACTCCGCTTCTGATGATTTTGATTTGTCTAAGCTTTCCAATAAAGAGCTTTTGGTTTATGAGATGATGTTAGAAAAAGTTACCAAAGGTGACGATGAGTAAACTTAATTTAATCAAACAGGAAAAAGCTAGAAGATTTCATTTAGAGTTTTTAAGGTATACATGGCCATATAAATCTATTAAATTTTTAACTGGATTTCATATTGAGGAGATATGCAAGGAGCTTGATAATTCAATAGTTCGCCTGAGAGAAGGAAAGAGTACCTTTCTAGCCGTCAAAGTTCCATATAGACACCACAAGAGTCAAACTGTAACTAGGTCGCTCCCTCCACACTTCTTGGGCGAATTCCCTGAAGGTGAAGTTATCGTTACTTCTTACTCAGGAGCTTTAAGTAATGCGTTCTCTCGTGACTCTCGTTCTCTTCTGCAATCGGAAGAATATTCAAGATTATATTCCAAGACTAAAATATCAAAAGATGTTTCTTCAATTGGCGAATGGGGTACTAATACAACACTTGAAAACGGAAAAGTTTTGACTGGTAAAACTGCTTGGACTGGTCTAGGCGGATCAGTGACAGGTCGTGGTGGATCTCTCATAATTGTTGATGATTTTCTCAAAGGTAGACAAGATGCGGAGTCAGAGAATAGTAGGAATACTATTTGGGAAGCATTCTCGAATGATATTATGACTCGTAGAGCAGATCCTTGCATAGTAATCGTCTTGGCGACTCCATGGAATGTTGATGATATATTTGGTAGGATTCACGAGAAGATGATTTCAGATCCACTTTTCCCAAAATTCAAAGAACTCAAGTACCCTGCTAGGTCTCCCAAATATTCTACTGGATTCTTATTCCCTGAGAAGTTTTCTACAGACTGGTATGAGTCTCAATATGCTACTCTTGGAGCTTATAATGCATCAGGACTACTTGACTGTGATCCTGAGATGCGTGGTGGAAACTTGCTTCAGGTTGAAGAAGGAATAAACTGGAAGTATGTGGATGGGAAACCGGACGGGTTTGGAGTTATGGGTAGAGGTTGGGATTTGGCATCTACTGAGAAGCAGACTCAAAAAGAAGATCCTGATTGGACTGTTGGAGTCAAAGGAGCTATTCGGGTTGAAAGAGTTAGAATACGGGATCTTGATAAAGATAACCCTATTCCAAATATCGTCCATATCTATATACATGACATTGTGCGAATTAGACAAAACGCACCTAAGCGAGATAGAATTATGGTCAATACCGCCGTCAAGGATGGTCACGGCTGTACTCAATTCGTAGAAGCTGTTGCAGGATATAAAGACACTCTCAAAACAATGCAACATATTTTAAAAGGTGTCTCCCGTGTAAGAAGGAGTGATTTAGAGGGAGACAAGATAGTCAAGGTGTCTACTCATTTAGAAGTTCCATTTGAGAATGGGACAGTGTTTGTAAACAAGAATATACCAGCACCAATACTAAAAGAATTTTGGAAATGCCTCAAAGGTTTTCCCTCTCTTTTGCATGATGATGATGTTGATGCGCTAGCAATTATGGTTGGTGGATTAAATAGAGGCGGTGCAAGAGCTGACTATTTAGGTACAATTTAGTATATATTAATCATTAAGTAATCATTAGATTATATAGATTAATCATAAATAAAAACGCCTTAGTAACTCAGCTGGCAGAGTGTGGGTAATTCTAAAAAAGATTTGCCTAGTCGTCGGGGGTTCAAGTCCCTCTCAAGGCTTATTAATCATTAAGTAATCACTAAGTAACATGAAGGAATTATTATGGCAAAAGTAAAATCAAGGATGGATGGGCTGAGTAATGTACTCAGTGGAAAAGGCGACCTATTCGACCAAGAGAAATACATAAGACCGGCTAAACCAAAAGACTTTGACGATGAATTTGTCAGGGATCTTTACCGAGGTACCGGAATAGCTTCAGCAATTATAGATAGACCTGTTGATCGGTCTATTCGTGTTGGTTGGACGCTTCGTATGGACGATCAGGATGTTTTAGTTAAACAGCTTAAAGAACTTCGCTTTGTTAGGCATCTTAAAAAGGCTCTCAAATATGAGAGGATTTATGGAGGTGCATTAATTGTATTTGGATTGAATGATTCCGGAAGCTTAGAAGCTCCTCTCTCTGATGGTTATTCTAAAGGGATTGACTTTATTCGAGTATATCGTAGAGATCAAGTAAGAAAAAATCTTCTTGTTGAAGACGATCAAAGTCGTAGATTTGGATTACCTGAGACTTACGAGATTCACGCTACAGGTTACGATCCGTACAAAGTTCATTACACTCGATGCATTGAGTTAGAAGGTGAACCTGCTGATGAAGATACAATGCTTGAAAATGATGGTTGGGGGGATTCAATTTTTGTCTCAACATGGGATTGCATAACTCGGTACGATGATACTCTTGACACAATGAAGAGGATTGCAAATAACTTTGTCAATCTGTCAATTGAGATAGATGGTTTATTTGATGCTATTAGAAATGGTGAAGAAAACCATATCCGGAAAAGATTAGCTGTATTCAATGCTACAATGCATTCGATGAATTTTGCTATTCATGATAAAGATGAGAAGATTGATAAAATTGCATCTAATGTCTCCGGATTGAAAGATATTTTTCAAGCTTTTGCAGATGATGCGAAAACATCTTCAGGAATACCTTCAAGAGTTTTGTTTGGAACTCAATTAGGTGGAATTGGAAATACCGGATCGGGTGAAACTAATGATTGGGCTGAGTACTTGGAAGATTTTATAAATGAGAAGGTAATGTATATCATTGAAGATACGCTAAAGTATATGACTTCTAATGATCCAGTTGTTGCTTTCAATGATGTAATTACTCCGACGGCAAAAGAGAAAGCTGAGATTTATAAACTGACTTCAGAAGGTGATGAGAAGAACGTAGTAAATAGTATTCTCACTCCTGAAGAGTGTCGTCAATCTCATTACGGTGGAGATGAGTTTTCATTAGATATTAAAATAGACAAAAAAAATAATGATATTCCATTCACTCCACAGAATGTAAAATCTGCAAAAGGTGATAAATTACTTGAGATAGCAAACAATGACAAGTTAATCACTGATGATATTATTGAAACTGAGGAGTCTTAGTAATGCCTACGCCATTTAAAGAAGTTTGGCAATCATTCACTCCAAAGGCTAGACTAAGGAAGCTAAAAAAGCGTCCTCCTGCTTGGCTTTATCCTTACAGAGTTGAGTCTGAATACCGGTCTTACATAAATTCAATGTTGACCGAAATGGAAAGCCCTATAAAAACTCTCGTCAATAATCCAAATGTTGTTCAAGGCATAAACGCCTTAACAAGAACGGATGCTGAAGATTGGAATGATGAGCTATTCAGAGATTTAGATAATATGTCAGGTGCTTTCAATCCAGCAGATATTGACAGAAAAATGCTTGAACTATTTGGTAAAACTGATGATGCAAATGCTAAAGAGTGGACTAAATATCAAAGGTCAATGGTCGGTATTCACTTTTTTGGTTCTGAAGAATGGATTAATCCTTTTGCTAAAGTTTGGGTAAGTAGAAATCATACATTGATAACAAGTTTAGCTTCTGATGTAGTTAAAAAAGTTGAACTTGAAATATCAAATGGTATACTTGCCGGAAAGTCGCATAAGACAATTGCTAAAGATTTATATGGGGATGGAGGTGTCATAGATGGCCAAAGATATAGGGCTACGCTCATTGCTAGAGATCAGGTATCCAAGCTCAACGGTGCGCTCACAAAAAAGAGGCAACAAGACGGTGGTCTCGAATTGTATACATGGAGAGATGCAAGCGATGAAAGAGTCAGGAAGTCACACCAAGCCAATGACGGTAAGGTGTTTGATTGGAACAAACCACCAGCAACGGGGCATCCTTCAGAAGATATTCAATGCAGGTGTTATGCGGAGCCATTGATGATATTTGATTTAACAAAGTCACAAAAAGATGATTTAATAGGTTTTCCTGCTCAGGAAATCTTTTCAAAAGTAGCTTAGTAAAGGAGCAATAATTGGCTAAACTAAACCAGTGGACACTAAGAGGAGTTATCAATAAATTCATTGATACTTTCACAAAAGAAGTTGATAAAATTGAGAATGGTAGTTATAATTTTTGCATTCACTTTCGTAATGGAAAAATGGAAAAAGTTGTTATCAATTCAGTTGACAATTTTGGAGGAGAAAAAGAATAGTTGTTTTTTGTTTGAAAGTTTACTATATTAAGTTTTTAAAGCAGTTACTAATAAATTCACCTATACAGGCTCCTTTGCCAATCAAAATGTTTGTATAGCTACTGGATCTTTCAATGCCTAATACGCCTCTTGATTGATCCTTTTTTTTTATTTGGAGATAATGATTATGAAAAGAGTGATGAGAGGTGACAGAATAGAATTTCCTCATGGCTATACTACCAAAGAAGGATTTATTCAAGCTCATGCAATTGTTACTAGAACAGGTGTATTTAAATATCTAAATACAGATGGATCTATCCGTAGAGAGCTTCGTCACCCTGATGATGTTTTCAAACAGGAAAGTCTTGATACTCTTCGCATGATTCCAGTTACAATAAACCATCCTTCTGAGTTAGTAGATTCTGAAAATGCTTCTAGATATTCAGTTGGATCTACTGGAGACAATTACAATATTGATGGAAAATTCGTAATGTCAAGCCTTGCAGTCCATAAACAAGACGGTGTAGATGCTATTGAGAATGGAAAAAGTCAACTCTCTCTTGGGTATGAAATAACTCCAATTGAAGAAGTTGGTGAATACAATGGTGAGCGATATGATATTAGGCAAACTGAAATCGAATATAATCATCTAGCAATAGTTGATCTTGCTCGTGCCGGAAAAGAAGCATCTGTCAAGATGGATAGCGGAAGCGAATTTAGTGTTTCAAATGATATAATCAAACAGGTGTCAAAAAATGATGATACCAATACCCCTAACAATAAACCAAAGGAGATAACTATGAAAATAGCTGTAATTGATGGAGTTGCGGTTCAGGTTGAAGATGCCGAAGAATCTAAGCTCTTGAAAGCGGTTTCTGCAATCACTCAAAAGGTGACTGATGCGGAAAATGCTACTTCTGCACTTCAGGCGAAGTTTGATGCGCTTGAAGTCGACAAGAAGAAAGTGGATGCTGAATTAGTTGAAGCAAAAAGCGATTCTGTTATGCAGGGAAAGATCACGGCTCGTGTTGATCTTGAAAGCAAAGCAAGAAAAGTTGTTGGAGATGAGATAGACTTCTCGGGAAAAACTGATATGGAAATCAAAAAAATGGTTATCCTAAAAGTTGATTCTGAAGCTAAAGTTGATAGCTCAGATTCTTATGTTGAAGCGTATTTCGATATTGCTTGCACAAAAGATGTTAAAGCTGATGAAGATATTCCTGCCGAAAGCGGAACTTCAAGTCAGAGAAAAACTGCCAACACCAAGGTTGTTGCAGACGAAACCAATAGTATCGTATTTGATTCTGAAGATGAAAGTCGAAATGCTATGATGAACCAATTTGCAGGAGGTAAAGCATAATGGGTTACGGAACAGATATGACAAAAGCAGTTGCAGGAATGCAGGCTGACTCTGGAAACAGTTACAATGAATCCGGCAAAGTTGCCAAAGAACAAGTCGATTTTGGTATAGGTGTCGTAAAAGGAACGGCTTCTCATCAGTTGAGAGAAGCAATTCAGGATGTGTCAAATATTATTTTTGATGCAGTATTTGTTACATCTAATGTGATTAATATGAAAATTAATAATGTTGATGTAGCTTCGCAAACTTTCACTACAGATCAGGCTACTACTGCTGAAGCTCTACGTGTTAAGATTCTTGCTCTTGCTTCAGTTACAGCTTGTACTTTTGATGCAACTAGCAAAACTTATACTGTAACAACTCTTGGTGTACCTGCTATTGTAACTGATGTGGCAGTAACAGGAGGATCTACACAAGCAGGGTCTACTCTTGCTGTTGGTTCTACTGATCTATTTAGAGGAGTTGCACTTCAGATTCACAATGAAGATGGTGTTTACGCTGATGGTGATGCTGTGACATTCAAAAGACAGGGTCGTGTTTGGGTTCCTGTTTCTGAATCTGTATTAGAAGATGCATCTGCATACATTGATATGTCAGATAGCGATAAACGAATGACTGACGATTCTACTAACGGACTTGCAGTTCCTACCGGGGTTTTTCGTTCTGAAGATGAAAATGGTCTTGCCCTTCTTGAAATTAACCTTCCATAATTAGGAGAAAAATATAATGGCTAAACTTAAATTACCTGTCATGGATGGGTACAATATGGATGCAGGAACTACTGCATTCACAGAAAGAGAACTTACTTATGTTCGTAAAAAGATTTACGAAACACCTGTAAGAGCTCTTAAGGCTCGTAAGCTTTTACCTATCAGTTACGAGATTCCTTCATACGCTAAAAATCACACTTACAAAGTGATAGAGCGTTTTGGTATGATGAAACTTATCGAGTCTTATGCTGATAACCTTCCGCTTGCTACTGTTGGTAAGATTGAAGTTACTGCAAAGGTTCGCGCATTTGGTAATGCTTACGAATACTCAGTAGATGATATAGATGCGGCTCAAGCTGGCCTTACAAAGCTATCATCTGAGCAGGGTATTGCCGTTCGCAGAGCTTGGGAAGAGTTGCTTGAAAAAGTTACTTGGATCGGTGATGAGTCTTACGGTATTATCGGATTGCTTTATAATCCAAATATCACAATTATCCAAGCCCCTACTGGTGACTGGACAACTGCTACAGCACAAGACATCTATGATGATCTTGTTGCACTTAATGATGCAGTTTTTGACGCTACAGCAGGTCAAGAAGAGATAGATCATATCCTCCTTGCTTCTAATCGCTGGTCAAAAGCTAAGAATACAATTCTGTATAACAATAAAACGGTTATGGCAGTATTCAAGGAAAATTACGAAGGTGTAACATTGGATCATATCAAAGAACTGAACGATATGAGCCCACGTCCTTCTGCAATTGCTGGCACTGAGAATTGTGCTTTTGCATATATCAAAGCGGTAGAGTATCTCGAGCTTGAGATACCTATGGAATTTAAGCAGATGCCTCCACAGGCTAAGAACCTTGCTTTTATAACAAACTGTTATGCAAAAACAGCGGGCGTTACTGTAAGATACCCTCTTACAATGGCAATAATGGAAGCGATCTAAAAAGATCCTTTTGTGTGATTAAACTAAACCTCTCGGATCGATGTATTCGAGAGGTTTTTTAAAAAGAACTATAAAATTATTTTATTAATCGGAGAAAATTAAAATGGCTAAAAATTCAATGTACCTTGCAAATAGAATAGATAACCAAGCTAGAATAATGGCATTTGGCGATATTCGTTTCGATGTTACTGGAAATATTATTACAGAAGATGAGTACAAAGTACTCAAAAAAGTTAAAGATTTTAAATCTATCAATAGCACAATTCTTGACATCAAAGAGATTAATTTGAAATCGGTGAAAGAATTGAAAAAAGCAATCTTTTCTTGCGAAACAAAACCTGCTACAATTAAAGCAAAAAGATTGCTTCGTACAATTCTTATTGATCTTGTTGGAGCTAGTGAAATTGCAGAGCAGGAAGCTGAAGCAAAAAGAAGAGCCAAAGTAGATAAAGAAAAATCTGCAAATAAATTAAGTGATGAAGATAATGTCTTAACACCTCCTCAAGATGATCTTGATGACATCTTAAATGGTAATGATTTGGGTGGTGAATAATCATGACTCCTGAAAATCTAGCACTGACTAAAGAATATGTTGATTTTCGTGATAGCACTGTCGATCAGGATAGTGCTCTTTTCACGAGTGCAATTAAGTTTGGAGAGGCTCGACTTTCCGAATCTGTTTTTAATACAGTCTATTATCAGGCAATAGGTCTTTTCATTTTACATCATTTTGAGTTGAAGAAAATTTTAGCTGAGAACGGAACCTCTCAAGCCGGAACAATTCAATCTGAAAAAGAAGATTTGCTTGAGGTGAAAATGAATATTTCATCTTCAAACAAAAAAGGAAATGATGATTATGACCGAACAGGATACGGTCGAGAATTGAATACTTTATCAAGAGAAAAGATAAGTGGGCGAACATTTATGAATAGCAGAATGCTTGTTGCAAGCTAATCATTAGACTATCATTAATTAATCATTAGGTAATAATAAGCTAACCCACATTATATTTAATTATATATAGATTAAATTAAATTAAGTAAGAAAGAAGTTATGAGTAAAGCAGGAAATTTCATTGTTAACGATTTAGGCTTTAGGGATTATCAAAGTAGAATCCTTGAACTTGAGTCATTACTAGTGAAAGCTGGTTTTCCTGAAAATGGTGCAGTTGCTCCTATCGGAGAAGATGGAGTTGCTTCAATGTCTGAAATGGTAGTAATTGCAATGTCTCACGAATTTGGACTAGGCAATGTTCCGGAAAGATCATTTATTCGCACAGCTATCGATGAGAATATTACTAAGATATCAAATATGAAGGAAACTTTATTTGATAGAGTTGTTTTAGGAACTATGACACCGAAACAGGCAATGAGTGCTCTTGGGAGTTTTGCAGTTGGACTTATACGAAAGAAAATTACAGATTTAAAGTCTCCACCTAATAGCTTAGCAACTATAAAAGCAAAGGGATCTTCAAATCCACTTATTGATGATGGTCAAATGAGAGCTACAGTGCAACATATAGTAACGGGAAAGGCTTAAAACATGTCTCTTATACCTCACACCGCTATTACAGTTAAAAGGACTTTAAAAGGTACTAATATTGGCGGTGTTAAAGCTGAAGGTGTTTCTTCTAATTTTACTATTACAGGATCTTTGCAACCTCCATCTAGTAGAGATATTCAGATGCTACCTGAAGGATCTCATTATACGACTTTGTATAAGATTTATTCAAAAAATTACGTACCACAAGATAGTTCGCACGAAACTGATGTTTTTCTCATTGATGGAAAAGAATTGCGAACTATAGTTTATAAAGACTGGCGAAATAATATCATAAACCACAAATCTATACTGGTAGGTGCTTAATGTTTCCAATAGCAGTTGATAGAATGCAGGTTTTAGGAACGCTACTTGCTAGTTTAAGTGGAGTTGAGTTTGTTTGGAGACTTCAAAATTTTGAAGAGCCAACAGCTTTAACTTATTTGTCCGGAAGATTAGTTTCAATGTCTGAAAATATTATGAATGATAAGAAACTTGTAAAGGTTATAGATGAAATAGATCCTGAAATTTACACAGTAAATGAAACTAATACATCGATAGAAGAGTATATGCTTTGTCTCAGCGCAAAAGGTGTTGGAGTAAATAAAATATTAAAAGAAGTTTCTGCAAAAACTTTACTCACTCCAAATAGGAACGCTTTGCTACCTGCTGGACTTTGTTTTGTTAGTAGAAATCCTGTAATTGATCTTACAGGGATTCAGGGACAGGCATACATCGAAAGAGCAAATTTAGATATAAGAATGCGGTCTTCAATGGTTGTTGAAGCCGTTGCAGATAACATAAAAACAATAACTTTTACTAATGGAGGTAACTAATGTCAAGTATTAATAATATCGTTGACATTACGATAACTACTGAGAGTGGAGCAGTCGCAGTACAGGGGTTTGGTCTTCCGACCTTCATTGCTGATTCTGCTTTAGCTTCAGATGCAGCAGCTTTTGAAAGATTCAAAACTTATGCAGATTTAACAGAGGTAGCAGGAGATTATGCCGATACAACTATGGCATACAAATTTGCTCAAAAGATTTTTAGTGCAGAAGCACCGCCGTCTGAAATAGCAATTGCTAACACAGCGACAGATGATGCAAGTTTTACAGCATCACTTACTGCTGTTCAAATTGAGTCTACAGGTCTCTTTTGCTTTGCGATTGAATCTCGCACCCTTCAAGATGCAATAGATTCGGCTGTTTGGACTGAAGCTAATTCATTAAATTTCATTTATTGTGAAGATACAGTAGTTGATATAGGAGAAAGCGGAACTGATGGTCTTGGAACTTATGTTGATACAAATGGTTTGAAACAAACCGCTGTATTTTACCACGAAGATGCAGAAACATATCCAGTTGAAGGTGCATTTATAGGTGCTTGGATTACGCTTGAAATCGGATCTTGGACTGCAAAGTTTAAAGATGCAATTGGTATTCCAGCTTCAAAACTTACTTCAGCACAAGAATCGGCTTCAAGAGTGATAAATGTTAATACATTTGTTGACAAAGGTAGCTTTCGGATGATTCAAGAAGGAACTGCTGGAGCAAAATTTCTCGATGAAGTTTATGCCGATGCTTGGATTAAGGCTCGCCTTTCAGAAGCTATGCTTTCGACTTTCAAGAAACTTGACTTAGTACCTTACGATGATGATGGTATAGGGATTATTGAAAATGATGTCCTAAGAAAAGTATTTGACGAAGGTATTGATAGAGGTATTATTACCGACCATGTTTTTGATGAAGATGGAAAAAGAACTGGTGGATATGAAATTACATCTCCAAAAGCTTCCTCGATTCCTTCCACTGAAAAAGAGATTCGTGTTTATTCTCGCACGACTTTTAAATATTTTAAACGGGTTGCAATGCATAAAGCAGTTATGACCGGTGTCGCACTTTACTAAGAAAGGTAGGTTGACAAAATGGAATTTACAACAATAGATCCACTTGATAAAAAAGTAACTTTCGGCACTATCCCTATTACTGGATGGGCTGAAGGTAAAAAATTTAGCATAGGTCTTGATGAAGACGACTGGAAAACAGTATCCGGAACAGATGGTGATGTTACTCGTATCAGAATTAGAAAAGATATTGGTGAAATATCAGTATTTGTAAGTCAGGGTAGTGCTACAAATTCAGCGCTTTCAACTCAAAGACAGATCGATTTATCTACAGGTGCTGGAGCTTTTCCTCTTTCTGTAGTTGATAAAGGTGGTATTACTGTTATCACTGCTAAAAAGGCTTGGATTAAAAAAGCTCCAAAAGTAGATGAGTCAGATAATGTAGAAATCCGTGAATGGGTTTTCTCACTTGCAGGACTGCGTGGATCTTACTTTGTAGGAGGTGCACTTGCTTAATAAGGAAACTATGGTAAGCGATGGTAAAAATATCGAAGTATCAGAATTCCCTGCTAGGTTTAAGTTTAAGCACGGGATCACCTTATTAAAGGTGGTTCCTGCTATACTACGAAACCTTTCTGAGATCATGGGGTCAATTGAAGGGTTCTTGGCAGATGGAGCTTTAGGTGATAAAAAAGTTGAAGATTTGAAAATGGAAGATGTTATGAATCTTGATATGTCTGTAGAGTTGATTGAGAAAATCAAAGGTATGGACTTCGGTTCTATCGGTAACGCTTTAGAAGATATTTTAAATATAATGTCTCCTGAAAAATGGCTTGAGTTTGCTGAGAATATGCTTTCATTTACCTACATTGATAATATTAATGCAGGTGAAAATTTTGACAGAGTGTTTGAAGATGATTTTCCTCTTATCTTTATTGCGGTATTTTTTGCGATTAAGTCAAACCGTTTTTTCAAAAAGGGTCTCACTGGAGCAGACCCGAAGTAGGACAAAGCTCTGAGACTCCAAAAGGCTATAATTACCTTTCGGAAGATGTCAAAAATGAGATAATCCTAATCGACCTTGTATCGAAAGGGGTTTTTTCATTTGAGGAACTGGAAACGACTGTAAGTAGTGATGATGTGCTCAGAGTACAAGCATACGAAAGTTTTAAAGCAATGCAAGGCGAGGAATAAAAATGGTATTAAGAGAAGTAATTACTAGACTTGGATATGATGTTGATGAAGGTGATTTAAAAAAATACAATTCTCAGCTCAAAGCTATTTCTAAGAATGCCAAAGATTACGGTCGTCAAATGCAAATGATGGGTGCAAAATTTGCTATAGGATTATCAGTTCCAATTGCTTTAATGTCTAAAAAAATGGTTAAAGCTGGTAGTGATGCTCAAGAGACTCATTCAAAATATAGTGTTGTTTTTAGCGGAATTAGAGATGAGTCTAGTAAAACTGCCCAAAGTCTATCTAGGGATTTTGGAATAGCACAATCTTCTGCTGAAAAATTTATTGGTGATACTGGTGATGTGCTTACTGGATTTGGATTCAGTCAGAAAGAAGCTCTTAAAATGTCTAACAGAGTTCAGAGGTTGGCTTTAGACCTTGATTCACTCCAAAACCTAGAGGGTGGAGCAAAGCAAGCAAGTGATTCTTTAACTAGAGGATTACTTGGAGAACGGGAGTCTATGAAAACTCTTGGTATTGCTATACTTGAAAAAGATGTTAAGGCAAGAATTGCATTAATGACAAGTAAAGGGCAAACCTTCCAAACTGAGAGACAAGCAAAAGCAGTTGCAACGCTACAAATTGCAGTAGAACAATCCAAAAATGCAATAGGAGATGTTTCCCGTACTTGGAATGATTATGCAAATGTTGAGCGTAGGTGGGGAGAGTCAAGAAAAAAAATGTGGGAAGAGTATGGAGCAATACTTTTACCTATCGCAAAAAAGATTTTAATTTTCTCAACTTCTATGATTGACAAAATGACAAATTTATCCGATGGATGGAAGAAATTTATTTTAGTTCTAGGTGGTTTCCTTTTTGTAATTGGACCAATTTTATTAGCTCTTGGTACAATGCTTACAATTTTTGGAAGTTTGGCTGGGTTTTTATCCGGAACAAGTGGAATTATTGCAGGTTTGAAGATGCTTGGAGTTGTTGCAAAAGGAACTTTATTACCATTTTTAACTATTTTTGCAGTAGTTGGGTTTATTTTCATATTGATACAAGAAATTACTGCTTGGATAAATGGAGACGCATCATTAATTGGAAAGTTTCTTGATATTGAGGAGTACAAAAAAGACTGGTCAGATTTGATGGATTTCTTTGCGAATAGCGGAAAAAATACAGGTGAACAGTGGGGTATTTTCTTTTTGGAGGGTATTACCGGTACTATGGGTGCTTTTTTAAATTGGTTACTTATTGACCCATTAAAGGAAGTTGCCAAGTTGCTACCAAAAAAAAGTAGTAGTAATAGTAGTGTTGGGATAATTCAAAAAATAAAAAAATCCCTAATGCCTGAAGAAGACTATAAATCAGGAAAAAAACCTCAATTTCTATCTTCTGGAGAACTTTTACAAAAGGCATTGAGACATCAAAGAAGCTCTAATGGGTACACTAATATTCCTGCTGTTGAAGAAAAAGGTAATAAAGGTGGTTTTGATTTGCTTGCAAAAGCCTTAAAATCTGTTAATAGTAAAAGTGTAAAAGGTGGAGATGTTAATATTTATGTTGATGGCGTTGGAGATTCAACAAAAGTAGCAAATGAATTATATGGTATTATAGTAAGAGAAACAGATCAACTTGCAGTTAGTGAAAAAAATGGAGTTGCTACAGATACTCCCCTTCAGGTTAATCAAGAGAGTACTTACCCTAAATTACCAAAAGGTTCAGGGGGGTTTTAATGGCTAAGTTTTTGTTTAGAAATAAAAAATGGATTGGTACTGAGACCAATAAGATAGAAGCTGATGTTTTTTTGTCTTCAACGCCTACTTATTCAAGACAAGTTCCAATGCATCCAGTCCAAGGAAAAACTCAAGTTGCAGATACGATTGTAAAAGATCCTATTTCACTTAGCGTAAAGGGATTAATTACACAAACACCAATAGGCGGTATAATAGCAAATCCACTTGCATTAATTGGGAGAAAACAAAAGGTTAAATTACTCTATACTAAGCTGCAAGACTTGTATCATGATACATCAATCACTACAATTATTTCGATAGTTGATGGAGATCAAACTTATACTAATATGACTCTTCAAAGTCTTACTTTGCCAAAAACTCCGGAAGATGGAGATGCATTTGAATTTACGGCAACATTTGTAGAGTTAAATATTGTTAAAAAATCTTTTGTAGATGTTGAAGGTTTGAATGATGTTAATGGTGATGGTTCAAAGTCGGATATGGCAAACAAGGTAAATAAGGGAAGTGTCGTGAAGGAAGCGGTTAAATCAAAAACATTAGCACTTCAAGCAGTAGAAACAATTGTTGGTGAAGAAAATTTAACTAAATTTGCTGATTTATTAACAGGGAAATAGGATTAATCATGTTAGATAATTTTACAATAATACCGCTTTTCGAGTATCCTAATTATGAAATGACTGTTAAGTTAGGTGATAAATATTACATACTTGAGTTTATTGAAAATATAGTAATCAATTCTGTATGCCTTAATATTTATGACAATGCAAAAAATCCTATATTACTTGGAATGAAAGCCGTTGCAGGATTAAATTTAATCAATAGCATATCAATAGAAGGACTTCCTGAAGGATCTCTTTTTATTTTCACAAGCGAAATGGACAGGGATCTTCAGGTATCTGATGATCTTCAAGGCGTATATTTGTTTTATACTGAAGATGTTTTTGATGATTTTTTTGAGGCAATATCATGAGTGGAATATTTGAAAGAGTAATTGAAATCCTAATAGGCGGATTAGATAGTGAAACCCTTGCAGATGTATCAGGTCTACACCTTGATTTTTCTGTAAGATCAGGTGAAGGAATTGATACAGTAGCAACTGTTAGCATTTTTAATTTAGCAGAATCTGTTTTGAATAAAATTAGCACAGGTGGAGTAATTCAAGTTACTGCTGGCCACAAGTCAGATAATGAATCGAGGGAAGTTTTTAAAGGAGAAATTACTGATGTAGATCCACATTCTCAAGGAGCTGATACACTTTATATATTGACTTGTACAGGGGCTACAAGTAATAAATTTAAAGTTGTATCAAATGTTTACGATCCTTCAATGTCTGCATTCTCTATTATCGAAGATTTATCTAAATCAATTGGAATGCCTATTGAATTGGATTCAGAGACTGAATCTGCTTCAGGGTTATCTAATAGGCAATATGCAGGTGGATACACTGTTTATGGAAGTGCTATGAAAACTATAAGGTCTATTTGCGCAGATGTTGGTCTTGAAGTAATTGTTGATGATTTGTCTATAAGGATATTTGATTCGGTTAAAGGAGATCAGTCAAGAATACTAGATATTAATTTTGAGTCAGGTCTTTTAAAAGGCTTATCTTTATCAAAAAGTTCAAGTAATCCCGGAGTTCCAACTTATACCTGTTCATCTATTTTATTTCCTGAGATAAGAAGAGGTAGAAGAGTACACATTGATGATGGTAAAATGGTTGGTAATTTCAAGGTGAAAACTGTTGAGCATAAAGGATCTAATTACTCGAATGGCTTTTATTCTCACATGGAGGTTACGGAATGATAAAAAAAAGCTTTATAGAATCTCTCAAATCAGCTATTAAAAATATAGTTGTTGGAGAAATTGATGATATTAAGACTACTCGACCTGCAAAAGTTGTTAGTTATGATTCTGACAAAGGAACTGTTTCAGTTACCTTAGTTGTTGGAAAGAAAATGATAGGAGATCAAAAAATTGATCTTCCAAGGATAGATAATATTCCAGTCTTGTTTTCAGGCAATAACAATTTTAGTATAAACTTTAAGCCCGAAAAAGATGATGAAGCTTTATTGGTGTTTTCGGATATTGATATAAGCGGTTGGGTACACAGAAAACTTGAAGGAAATCCTGAGAGTTTAAGAAGATTTAATATAAACGACTGTTTTGCTATAATTACCAAGACCTCTATAGCAGCCCCCTTATTAGCTTCAGATGAAACCCTATCTATCATATCAGGTGATAGTACGATAGTGGCAAAAACAGATGGTTCTGTTGTTATTAATGGACATTTAGAGGTAACTTTATAATGGAATTACTCGTTGTTGATGGTGCTACTCTCACTACAGGAAACCCTCTTGATAAGGTTACAATAACACCTCCGCCTGCAAGTTTGGTAAGCTCTCGTGTCTTTTCCGATGGCAATGGTGCTTATCATTCTATAACTTTTGTAGTCACTTTGGCTGACGGGTCTACAGGCGGAGGTGTACTTATTGGGAATTCTGAGTATACTAAAGGTGGCGTTTTGAAATTTGTTTTGGGAGATGCGGAACTTGCTGACGTACCTTGCACGCTAACGCCTCCAGGAACAGTTACACCAGTAGACATTTCGGTAGATAATGCCGGACAAACGGAGGTAAAATTTGATTGATATAAAGTTAGATTCAGTAACTCATGACATAGTTGTCGAAAACGGTGATCTCGTTTTGATTGACGGAGTAGAGTCAATTGTTCAAGGATTAAGGATAAGGTTGGCTGTTCTGTCTGGAGAATGGTATTTAGATAATAGCATAGGTATTATTAATGCCAATGAAGACAGGCCCGATGCTGACGATGTTTCAATAAAGGTTCAACAAGAAATTGTTAAAGAGGATGGCGTAACAAGAGTTACTGAATACGCTGATGATTTTAATGCACAAACAAGAGTTTTATCTATATCGTTCAAAGTAATGACTATTTATGGTGAGGCAAAACTTGAAAATGGAGTACAATTATGAGTATAGATGGATATGGAATGACACCTGAAGGTTATCGGGTAATGCGTAAAGAGCAAATTACCGCAATGATATTTGATGATTTAGAAGCTAAATGGGGAGCAGTTAAAAGAAATCCTGAAAGCGTAATAGGTCAACTCGTTTATATTATCGCAAAACCTCATGTTACAATGTGGTTAGAGTCTGAAGCTCTTTATATGGCCATGGATCCTGATAGCGCTGATGATGTTGCTCTTGATAATCTTTGCAAATATACTTCGATTTATCGTAAGGACAAGACTGGTACCATGGTAATTTGTACAGCTTATGGAACTTTAGGAACCGTAATTCCTGAAGGCTCTCTTGTCTCAGATAATAGTGGTAATATTTATGCATCTGTTGATGAGTATACAATAAATTCAACTAATCTTACTCATGCACAAATCAAGCTTACAGATTACTCCAATTCTGTAGCTAGATCTATTACTGTTAAGTCAGGAAATCAAGAAGCTACTTATTCAGATACTGCTTCAGGAGCTACTTATACTTCAGGATTTATTGCATGGTTAGATGATCAAATAATTTTAGGATTACTTCCTTCGGGTTTAGTTGTAACCGTTCTTACTGATGGTTTTGACCTTTATTCAGTTGGGTTTGTAAGTTTTGAAATATCTGCTTTAGTTATGGCAACCAATGAACTTTCAGGGTCTTCATTTATTGTTGAAAATGTAGTTGCCGGGTCAATCCCTGCATCTGTAGGAGTTATTACAAATATCGTTACTACAGTTACTGGTTTTGATAGTGTTAAAAATTGGAGCAATGGAATACTTGGAACTGACATTGAAAACGACACTGCTTTAAGAGTTCGTAGAAGAAGGTCTAAGTTTAGAGGATCTTCCAATATTGATGCAATCGCAAATGCAATTGAAAATGGTGTAGAAGGAATTCGTAATGTTCGAGTTTATGAAAACGATCAAGACACAATTGTTGACGGATTAAATCCTCACAGTATTTATGCAGTAGTTGACGGTGGAGAAGGTGATGAAGATTTAATTGCTTCGATTATTTGGGAAACAAAAGCTGTAGGAACTGAAACTAATGGAATTATTTCTGTAAATATTATTGATAGAAATGGTGATACTAGAACGATTCTTTTTAACAGACCATCTCCTGTTTATGGATGGGTAAGAATTGACATCACAGAGCTTGAAGGGAATAAAGCTCTACCGACAGATTGGGAGAAACAAATCAGAGATAATACAGCATCACTCTTAAGAAGTCTTAATATTGGTGATGATTTAAATGCTAGTAGGATGGCTTCAGGAACTTATGCGGTAAGTGGAGTAAAGGTTGCGGAAATAGAAGTTGGTACAAGTGCATCTGATTCTATTGAGCCTACTAATTGGACTTTTGGAAGTGTTGAGTTATCTAAATATGAAATGGCTCAACTTGGAGATCCTGACACAAATATTTTAGTATTGGAGAATATCTAATGGCTTCAAATCTTTCAGCTACAATAGGTGATTATTTGCTTCAGCAATTCAAAGATGATTTTGATGATACTGATTATGATATATACAAGACTTACGATCCTTCAGATCCTGAGATTGATAAATCTCTTACTGATCCGGATATTTACGATAAAATTTTAGGAGTTTAATAATGGCAGATAGAAGAATTTATGAAGTGCAAAAAACATCCGCTGATTTTATCGCAGGTGCAAATTTCAAGCAAGATGTATTCCTCTCAGATAAGAATTATGCTCATGCTTACAAAGATACGAGTGGAGTTCATAGAGGCGTTACTATGGATTATGTTCTTGATGGTACAGGAGAAATAGCATCTTATCTAGCTAAGAAATTTGGAGATACTGAAGTTGCATCTATAAAGGTCAATGATCTTAGTGCCGGAAATGTTGTTTCTGACGCATCCGGTAATTTGTCAATTGAGGCTTTGGTTACAGCACATAATGATCTAACAGGAAAACAGGGTGGAGCTACTGGAGAATACTATCACTTAACCGCTGAAGAGAAAAGTTATATTGCACCTCAAATTTTCCAAAGTGTAACAGGTGTTATCTCTCCGGCAAATACTGAAACAGAATTGCTTTTTGGAGTAGAGTCTTTTGATGAGAATTATATAAAGTGGGATTCGTCAGCAAGTTCAATTGATATAAATAATTACGGATATAACAGACTAAGTATTAATGATAATAATTTAGCAGGATATGCCTCTAATTCTACATATGATGGACAAGTTATAAAGTCAAGGATAACTATTTCACAGGCTAGTCCGGCATGGAAAGTATTTAAGGATGATGCTGAAACTGAAACTGGAAAACTCTATTTTGATGAGTCTGATGAGAAGTGGAAAGTTGAAGATTCAAATGGATCTTATGATATGTTTCAAGGTGATTATTGGGATGTTGACGGTGACGTATTAAAGGTTAAATATGATCAATTAGGTATTAAACTACCAATAACAACTACTGCAGAACTTCCACACGATGAAGCTGTAGTATTTTATGATAATGATAGTAAGACAGTTAGTTACTATAATGATATAAATAATGTAACAATGAATTTGGGCAGAGAGCTATGGACTCGTTGTAAAAACAATACAGGTTCAACTATCACCAACGGAACCGCAGTATATATAGAAACTGTTGAAGATGGTTGTTGCTCAATTAACCTTGCTCAAGCTAATCACTATAAGAAATCTGTAATCATTGGTATTGTTACTGCTGATATAGCAGATGGTGCAGAAGGAGAAGTTACCTTTTTCGGAAAAGTTTCGGACTGGGATACATCTCATTTAACAGCTGGTGAACCTGTTTATCTCTCAACGACTCCCGGAACTATTACTTCCACTCGTCCTCAATTTCCTGCAAAAGCTATTGTTGTTGGTACATGTTTAGTTTCTTCTACAACAGTTGGAAGTATCGATGTAGTAATCAAAGAAGACAATTATATGTACCAGTTTGACGGCTGTATTGACCAACGCCATGAAACTGAGATTATAGTAGATGCTGATAACACTGTTTATATGTATATACAAAAAATTGATGGTGGTGATCTTTCTATTCAATTAGGTTCCGCAATAAGAGTTTTAGACTGTACTACCATAAAAGGGTACACCGGATTAGCAACTGAAACAAGAGCGAGAATTGCACTTGTTCAAGGAACTTCAATATTACCGCAGTATAATTTAGTGCATATACTTTTGAATGGTGAGGATGCTGAATTAGCAGTTTCAACAACTTACCCTACTGCCCCTTTTGCCCCTGTTTCTCAAGTTTCGATTCGTGACTATGCCACAGTTACTTCAGAAGGTGCGGATATGGATCGTAGAGCTACCTCCGCAATCAATCATGACGGTAGAGGTAGAATAAGTTACTTAACAGAAAGATGGCAAGTTGAGTCTCCAAAATGGGATGGTGACGGAGTAACACCTAGTGCTATTATAACTGATACTACAACTGATATTTTTGACTTTTCAATATTAGAGGGTGTAGTTTACCAGCTACATAGACATACAATGCCAGCACTAAGTGTTGTTACAGATGGCGTCTATGTTGCTAATGCAACTAACACTCCAGATATTACTAACTATCAAAAAGTAAATAATTTATTAGATGTGTGTGGATACACTTCAACTTCGGCAGCAAGGGACACCTCATCTAGGGGTCAGCTAGTTATATTTGGAGTAATCAATAATGAAGAATCTGAGTGTAAGCTTTTCGTTAATCTACCATCTGATTTGTATGATGGTGCTAATAGCCAAGCTTATGCGGATTACAAAGGATATGCTGATTATACGTCTCCAGCTGAACTCTCGAATACAGCGTTTTTGATAGCAAGACTACAATATGACATGAGTAGTTCTACTTCTGTTCGATTAATTGATGCTAGTGGAAATACAACTCTTCTTGGAGATGATATTATAAGTTTATTGGGTAACCCTATTGGTGTTTCAGGTGGAAGTAGTTCAACTTCTGCATTTGTACCTAACTTAACTCAGGTTATTTCTGAGGGTAATGTAGCAGGCGGTCAAATTAAAACCCTCACTGCTGGAACTGATGCACTTGATGCGGTTAATAAGACTCAAATGGATGCAGGAGATTTATGGCAAACCGCAGCAGGAGTATTAAGCCCATTAGGTGCTGAGACTAAAATAACTTTGCCCGCTGACAATGTTGGTCTATATGCAGATACTATCGGAATAATAAGGAAACAGGGCGATAATTACCTTATAGGGGATTCAGGTAACCTTACAATGTCGGGCGAGGGCAATTTCGGAACAACTGGAACGCTCAGGTCTTTAACAACAGGTACCA